GATTAAGTGTGTGGAACTTAATCGTACCATACACTTAATCGGCAGGGAGCTATCTGAGAGTGTCCACACCACTTGAAGATAGCTCTTAAATTTTCTAAGGAGTGTGCCATGAAAGAGAATACATTTATTACAATCCAATCTTGGATGCGGTCTAAATTAAAGTTATCGGGAAATGAATTATTAGTATATGCTATAATTTATGGGTACTCGCAAGACGGAGAAAGTCACTTTCACGGTAGTAGGGCGTATCTCGCTGATTGGTGCGGATGTACAGTTCGCAGTATTCAAACGGTTCTAAATAATCTTACATCACGAGGCTTACTGACTAAATATGATAACGGTGAATATTCTGCAAATACGGAAACTGAAAACATTATACATGGTGAAAATTTTTCACTCCCCGAGGGTGAAAATTTTTCACTCAATAATATAGATATAGATAATATAGAAAATAATAATAATTTTACTAACGTAAAATTATTACCGGCAGCTCCGGCTAAAAAGAAAAATCTTTATGAAAAATGTTTAGACTGTATAGATGAATTTACAACAAATGAAAGTATTAGATTGGCGTTAAAAGAATATCTTAGTTTACGATTAAGTATGAAAGATAAACCTATATATGGAGTTAATCAGTGGAAAGGATTATTAAAGAAACTAAGAGAGATTTGTGGCGATAGTGCAGATAAAGCACTCGATGTTATAGACGAGAGTATAGCAAGGGGCTGGGCTACATTTGTAAATCCTAAAGAAAAATATCAAAAGACTGCTCAGGCTTCTCAAGCAGATGTTCATTGTGATATACCTACGGAAGAAGACAGAGCAGAAAAAGAAAAGTTTATAGAGCAGTTACAGCGAGAGGGTAAACAATGGCAATTCTAAATGAAAACTGTTGGTATAATTCAGTTTGTACAGAAGAATGTACGCCGTCTTGTATTAAGTATTTGGAAATGAAATATTTAATGGACGAGAGCTATATACCAAAAAAGCGACAAATTCCAATTCAACTTATGCCCGAGACTGTAGATTATAACTCTTTTACAGAATTGGCAGAGCTAAAAGCAAACATTGTAGAATTTGTATCTAACGGCAAAAGTCTTTATTTGTATAGTAAAAATACTGGTAATGGAAAGACAAGTTGGTCGATAAAGCTCATGCTCAGATATTTTGACAGGATTTGGGCAGGAAATGGATTTAGGTGTCGTGGAGTATTTGTACACGTACCCACATTGCTGGCAAAGCTAAAGGATTTTGGAAATAAGACCGAAGAGCTTTATACATTACAGCAGAAAATAATAGATTGCGATTTAGTCATATTCGATGATATAGGGGTTGCTGACCTATCGAACTACGATAAATCACAGCTTATATCTTTTGTTGACCAAAGAACGCTTGCGTTTAAGAGTTGCATTTTTACAGGCAATCTTGGGTTAAAGGAATTAAAACTTGCTGTTGGTGATAGACTTGCAAGTAGAATATGGGGCAGTACAATTAAAATAGAGTTGTTTGGAAAGGACGAAAGGGCAAAATGATAGCTTTACAAATTATATCAAAAGTGTTATCAACCCAAAATAATTCTATTATAGAAGATAATTTACTATCCGCAGACTATTTTGTGGGCTATGAGAATGAATACAATTTCATTCAAAACCACATTAAAGAATATGGGAATGTTCCCGATAAAGCCACATTTCTTTCACAATTTCCCGAAATTGAATTGGTAGATGTTACTGAGACTGACAAATACTTAGTAAATACCATAAGAGAAGAATATCTGTATTATAAGGCTGTCCCTGTCATACAAAAAGCGGCTGAACTGTTGAAGTCCGATGCCAATGCTGCCTCTGAATTTCTGATTTCAGAGATGAAGCATTTACAGCCAAATTATCAGCTTGGGGGAACAGATATTATAGCCGAGGCGAACAGTCGATTTGAACAGTATATTGACAGACGAGACAAACAGGAAGATTGGTTTTTTACTACTGGCTTTGAGGAACTTGATGATGTAGTTCATGGTATTCAGCGTAGTGAAGAATTATTTGTATTATTTGCAAGAACAAATCAAGGAAAGTCTTGGGTGCTTGAAAAGATATGCACACATATTTGGCAATTAGGGTTTAATGTGGGATATGTATCACCTGAGATGTCCGCAAACAGTATTGGATATAGATTTGATACACTGTATAAAAACTTCAGTAATAGCGGACTTATGTGGAGTAATAGCGGAATTGACGATGTAGAATATGAAGACTATATAACAATGCTTTCAGAGCATAAAAACAAGTTTATCGTAGCCACACCAATAGACTTTGATAAAAAGATAACTGTAACTAAACTAAAAAATTGGGTAACGCAGTATAAATTGGATTTAATTGCTGTTGACGGCATAACATACTTAACTGATGAGCGATATAAGAGAGGCGATAACAAAACTATTACACTAACAAATATCAGTGAGGATTTAATGGGTTTATCTATGGAGTTGAGAATCCCTATTCTTGTAGTAGTTCAGGCAAATAGAAACGGTGTGCAAGATAAGGAAGGCTCAGGTACACCCGAACTTGAAACAATCCGAGATAGTGACGGCATAGCGCATAACGCATCAAAGGTTATATCCATTCAGCAAAAAGAAAACGGCATACTTGAAATTGGAGTAAAGAAACAGCGTTTTGGTAGAGTCGGGGATAAACTAAGATATACATGGGACATTGATAGTGGTGAATTTACATTCTTGCCGAGCTACGATAGTCCAATATCTGAAACTGCAAAGATTCGTAGAATAGACGAGACAAGGCATAAATTTAAAACGACAACGGAGATATTTTAAATGCGAATAGAAAATGTAGAATTTGCAGAACCATTAAATATATTAGAGGAATTGCAAGCGCAGTTGCAAGCTCGTGGTATAAATTATCTTAGTAGTATAAAAGATGATGGAGATAATATTATGGTAACTTGTCCGTATCATAAAAATGGACAAGAGCGTAGACCATCTGCTGGCATAAGGAAAAGTGACGGATTGCTTCATTGTTTTACCTGCGGGAGCGTTCATAGTTTACCGGAAGTTGTCTCGTTTTGTTTTACAGGACAAGATGACGGCGGTGCTTTCGGGTGGAGCTGGCTATTAAAGAATTTTGCAACTGTAGGCATAAGAGAGCGAAGGTCTATAGAGCTTGATTTTTCACGAACAGGTATACCAAATAATGTAAATTATGTTTATGTTGGTGAAGCCGAATTAGAAAAATATAGATATATCCACCCATATATGTATAAGAGAGGGTTAACTGACGAAGTTATTGAACTATTTGATGTAGGATATGATGTAGAAACCAATTGTATTACTTTTCCTATTCGGGATGTACACGGTAATTGTTTATTTGTCGCACGTCGTTCAGTCAACACAAAATTTTTTAATTATCCACAAGGAGCGGAAAAACCGCTTTATGGATTATATGAATTACAGATAGCAATTAACTACTATGATTATTATGAGGGTGATTGGGAAGTTATAGTATGTGAGTCTATGTTAGATGCATTATCATTTTGGACGGTAGGTAAATATGCTGTAGCATTGAACGGACTTGGTAATGAATTACAGTTTAAACAATTAAGAGAATTACCGTGTAGAAAAATAATACTTGCAACAGATATGGACGAAGCCGGGCAATCTGCAAGACAAAGAATACGAAAGAATATAACGAATAAGTTGGTGACAGAGTACATTTTCCCAAAGGGTAGAAAAGACGCTAACGAGTGTACAAAAGAAGAACTCATGTATTTACAGGAGGTGTTTTAAAGTATAAAAATTGTTAAATCCGCCTATTGAATATTATACGACTTTACTATATAATATACTTGTAACAATAAAAAGGGGAAACATTATGGACTTCGAACACGCTGAATTAGGTCAAACATACCAACATAGAAATTTACGAATAATCGGCAAACTAATCGGAAAAGATGACAAGCGGAAGCTGTATGTTATTCAGAAGGCTGACGGCGAGACATTGGAGATTAGTTATGCCGTATTTTTTAGGTATTGGAGAGTCTATTCCGAAGAATTACAAGAAGAGTTTGAGAATGCGGTAGACTATATACCAGAGAGTGACAACGCAGAATTTTCAGAAGTTGGGGTAGATGCAAAAAATTCACGCAAGACCAATACAATATTAAATCTGCTTGATTACCACAAAAAGGAGCAGTCACGAGAAGCATTACACAGATTTTTATGTCAGACGGTTATGGAAGAACTTTTACCAAACTTAGATGCTTCAGAGTATTTTGCTTTACAGGGAATTCCCGATAAATCGGGAATAGCATTAAAGTATTGTGGCAGACGAATTGTAGAAATATATGCAAAGCAACAGCGCAAAGCATATATAGTTTATATGCCAGGTAAATTATATGAAAACATAAATTGGACAATTGACCTTTCAAATTCATCGGTTATGAGTTGTAAATCATACAAACTTGATACGGTATTTTATTTGAAAACTAATATGCTGAGTCAATTTTGTGCGGATTTAACTCATGCCTTGAATATAACACTTTCCCAAGAATTAAAAAACTATGAAAACTGAAGGAGGTAAAAACTATGGGAGCAGTAAGTCTAAACGAAGCAGAAAATTATGGTGGACAGGGAGGGGCTGGATATTTCAGTCTCAAACAGGATGGAGAAGTAGTAATGGTGCAGTTTTTGTATGACTCTGCCGAAGATATTAAAGGCAATGTCGTACATGAAGTTCAGGTCGGGGATAAAAAGCGTTATGTAAATTGTCTTAGAACCTACGATGAGCCAGTAGACAATTGTCCGTTTTGTAAGGCCGGACAGCTTCAGAAGGTTAAATTTTTCATTCCTCTTGTAGACACAAGAGATGGAAAAGTGAAGATTTGGGAACGTGGTCGTAAGTTCATTTCTAAGATAGCCAGTCTTTGTGCAAGATATTCTCCGCTGAGCGCACACTATTTTGAGATTGAGCGTCACGGAAAAGCTAACGATACAAGTACCACTTATGAAATCTATCCCATGCAGGATGTGCCCGGTGATGAGGAGCATGAACTTCCCACTATTATAGGTGGAATTGTTCTTGATAAGACCGCAGAGGATATGGAGTACTATCTTAATAATGGTAGTTTTCCCGATGGTAGCGCCCCGCAGACACCCGTAAGAAGAACAGCGCAGGCTACTAATACTGTCCGCAGAAGAACACCAGTTGGAGGTGAAACATTCTAATATGGCTTTATTTGAAATACCGCAGAGAGCAAATAAAATAACAGATGCGAGTATTGCAAAAAAGGCTAAAGCTCAACTAAAGCAGTCGGGCGCAACAAAAGCGCCCGGTCTGCTTGGACAGATGCAGATGATACAGGCAAATGTTGAAAGCTCTCTTGGTGAATATTTTGATAAGTATTTAGTAATTACTGATGAAGCTGAGTTACGCCAGTACATTGACAGTTGCATACAGAATAATGTAATTTCTATTGATACGGAGACCACAGGACTTGACCCGTTACTTGATACTATAGCGGGCATTTGTGTATATACTCCAAATGAAAAAGCGGCGTATATTCCGATAAATCATATATCGTACATAACTCAGCAGAAAGTACCAAATCAGCTTTCAATAGATATTATTTGTAACGAGTTTAATAGAATTATAGCCGCTAATATAGATATAATTATGTTTAATGCGGCATTTGATATTCGAGTGCTTCGTAATCAAGCAGGCTTAAAGGACATTTACTGTACATGGGATTGTTATCTGGCAGCTCGGTGTCTTAATGATAATGAGGGCAGTGGAAATAATAACTTAAAGGCTCTGTATCGTAAGTATATAAATAACGGCGATGGTGAAGCGTTTAAGTTTGAGAGTCTATTTAAGGGTGTTCCGTTTACTCAAATTCCCATAAAGACAGGATATGTATATGCCGCTCATGATGCATACATGACATATCAGCTTTATAAGTTTCAAGAGCCGTATCTTACTCCCGAAAATGAGAAGTGTCAGAGGCAAAATCTTGTAGATGTCGCGTGGGTGTTTAGACATATTGAAATGGAATGTGTCAGCGTAGTTTGTGATATGGAAGATACAGGTGTGGCTTTCGATTTTGACTATAACGACAAGTTACAGCAGAAGTATCATAAATCCCTTAACGAAAAGCACGAAGCTGTGTATGCGGAACTGAATGCGTTTGGTGAGCAAATAAAACAGTATCGTATAAAGAATCCTACAAATAAGTTATCTGACCCAATAAATATTGATTCGCCCACACAGCTTGCAATTATTTTATATGATATTTTAGGTGAAGAGCAGACTAACGGTAGAAGTACAGACGAGAAAACATTAAAGAAGATAGGCACTCCCCTTTGCAAAGCAATTTTATCCTATAGAGAAGTTGGTAAATTGATAAATACTTATATTGATAAACTGCCGACTTGCGTAAATAAAAATGATGGTAGAATACATTGTAAGTATAATCAGTACGGTGCAGATACTGGTAGATTTAGCAGTAGCGACCCGAACCTGCAGAACATTCCGTCAAAGAACCATGATATACGAAAAGTATTCAAAGCTACTGACGGCTATGTGATGATGTCGGCGGATTACAGCCAGCAAGAGCCGAAAGTAATGACTCAGATGTGTCAAGACCCGAAGATGATTAAAGCTTATCAAGAAGGGAAAGATTTGTATGCAGAAATTGCCGCTCTGTCGTTTAACACAACCTATGATAACTGTCTTGAGTTTAGACCTGATGGAACTACAAACCAGGAAGGAAAAAATAGACGCTCTCAGGCAAAGAGTATCCTGCTCGGAGTGCTGTATGGAAGAGGTGTGCCGAGTATTGCAGAACAGCTCGGAGTATCTACCCAAAAAGCTCAAGCAATAAAAGATTCTGTATTTAAGGGATTTCCGGCTATTCCTAAATTTGAACAAGACAGTTTAGAGATGGCATATGATAAAGGATATGTGACTACTCTGTGGGGTAGAAAGCGCAGACTTCCCGATATGCAGTTACCTGAATTTGAGTTTAAGTGGAAAGACGGCGTAAAGCCTGATAATGATGTGCTTGATTTTGATTCGGAAGAAGACAGCACTGATGAGGTTGATGAGGATAGGGTTAATTATTATCTGAATAAGCTCAGATATTGCAGATTTGGTCAAAAGCGAAAAGTTTTTGAAGAAGCAAATAAAGAGGGTATTTGGATTATAGATAATGGGGAGAAAATCGCTCAGGCTCAAAGACAGTGTGTTAATGCACGCATACAGGGAAGTGCGGCTGATATGTCGAAACTTGCTATGATACTTATTGGCAAGGATAAGAAGCTGAAAGAATTAGGATTTAGGCTTTTAATTCCTGTTCATGATGAACTTATAGGTGAATGTCCAAGAGAGAATGCCAAAGAGTGTGAGCAGAGATTTTCGCGGCTTATGAGTGAGGCTGCACAGAGCAGATTGACTATACCTATAAATTGTGATGTGGAAGTATCAGATAGATGGTATGGGGAGAGTATAAAGCTATGTTGATGTTGGGTGATTGCTACAATCTAATTCAAACTATTCCAAATAATAGTGTTGATTTAGTATATGTGGATATTCCATATTTGTATAACTTAGGTGGCGGTGGTAATAGTAGCTTAGCAAAGCGTATGGCGGTTAAAAAAGAAGCACTTTCAAAAATAAGTAACGGTATAGATTATACGATATTAGATGAATTTGTAAGAATCTGTAAGGCCCCATATATGTATATTTGGTGTAGTAAGTTACAATTACCTGACATATTGTTATATATGAAAAAATACAATCTTATATACGATATACTTGTTTGGTGTAAATCTAATCCGAGCCCAACGACTAAAAATGTTTTATTGCCCGATATTGAATTTTGTTTGATGTTTAGAGAACCTAAAACAACAAAATTTAATGAGGATTATAAGTTAGCGTCTCATTGGTATCATTCCGCGACAAATACCGCAGATAAAAAGCTGTATAATCATCCGACAATAAAACCATTACAGTTAGTGAAACGACATATTTTGCATAGTACTCAGCCGGGAGATACAGTTTTAGATTGTTTTATGGGCAGTGGGACAACTGGGGTTGCGTGTGTTGAGACAGGACGAAACTTTATAGGTATGGAAATTGATGAAAATTATTTTAATGTAGCTAAGTCACGCATAGAGGCTGCAGAACGTAAAGAACGAAGTAGGTTATTTAAGTTATGAAAGATTTTGCAATATTTATATGTACTCATGGTAGGCCTAATGCACAGCACACATTAAATACATTAAGGTCTTGCGGATATGTGGGCAAAATCTATTTAGTGCTTGATGATGAAGATACCACTATAAATGAATATCTGAAACTATATGACCGTATGACAGATACTAAAATCTTGGTATTTTGTAAACAGGATTATATAGACAAAGTTGATGTAGGATATTCTGTAGCAAAAAGAAAAGCGATTTTATACGCAAAATGTTTTTGTGAGGATATGGCAAAAAAGCTGAGTTTAAAAGCATTTGTAATTGCCGATGACGATTTAGTTGGATTTAGGTTTAGATATGAAGAAGGTGATAGTCTTAAAACTCAGCAAATACATAGCGGTCTACAAGAAATTATAGATGCGTATATAGATTTTGTAATATCTGATAATGTTTGTGCGACTTCATTTGGTACGAGTCAGATGTACATGGGCGGAAAAATCCCCGATGATAAAAAGGGTAATTACAGAGTACCGTATAATTTCGTATTTAGAAATACTGCCATTTCGTTTGATTGGTTATCAGAGATGTACGAAGATATTATATCTGTAATTATGGCAAGCGAGATAGGGAAGTACACAATACAATTGCCATTTGTAAAGTTGGAGATGTTGCCTTTATATGCTGGCGCAACAGGGGGAATGACGGCAACATATCAAAAAATGCCCATGTATGAGCGCATTTTTCAGATATTCAAGTATTCACCAACAACTATCAGATTTGTTGTTGTAGGCGATAAATTAACTTATGCAGTAATAAAGGATAAAGCCTATCCAAAACTAATTAGTTCACAATACAGAAAGGAGTAATTATGGCAAAATTATTTGATGCAGGAAAAGCTAAACCAATGGGGGACGATGAAAAGTATTCGAGGTCAGTTCGCATTCCGCAATATGAGCCGTCAGCAAAGAAACCGTCAGTAGATGAGTGCATGAACTTTGACAAATACTCAAAACTAATTAGAGAAATAAATCAGTCGGGATTGCCGTATGATGATAAAAAACTTCTACTATATGCGGCATCAAGACACATCGTATTTAATTATTCTAAGATTGCAGACTATTATGCACATTCTTGCCCTGAGATGCAAAAGCTAATGGAAAAGTCTGCCCTTGTAATTATAGATGTAAATGATGCTATAGCAAATGGTTATGTAAAGCTGTCTGAGAAAATGAAGCAGTTGGTAGATGAATCCATAAAGAGAGAAGGCAAAAATGAAGCATAAAGACGATTTTGCGGTCTTAATACTTTGTCATGGTCGACCCGATAATACGCCTACATATCAGACATTTAGAAATTACGGCTATACCGGAAAAATGTATATTATCTGCGACGATGAAGATGATACATTACCTGAATATCAGAGAATATTTGGCTCAGATAACGTAATAGTATTCAGTAAAGATAAGATTGCAGATACGTTTGATACTATGGATTCCACAAAGAAGCGAGGCTGTGCTGTATATGCCCGAAACGCTTGCTTTGAGATTGCAAAAAATCTTGGATTAAAATACTTTTGTGAGCTTGATGATGACTACACATCTGTTCCATATAGGTATTCAATCGGGGACAAACTGTATAGGAGTAAGACGGCAGATTTAGATGCAGTATTCGATGCGTATATTGAGTTTTTAGATACCAGCGAACACATTTACTCTGTAGCATTTGGTCAGCCCGGTGATTTTATTGGCGGAACTCGTGGTACTATATACAATCGAAAGTATAAGCGTAAGGCAATGAATTCGTGGCTGTGCGCTGTGGATAAATTCTTTACATTTAACGGCACAATGAATGATGATGTTAATACATATCTTCTTGAAGGCAGTCGTGGAAAAGTGTTTTTGACTTTTGATTTTATCATGATAGACCAGCCAGAGACACAATCCGTAAAAGGTGGAATGACGGAATTATATCTCGGTACAGGTACATATCAAAAAAGTTTTTATTCGGTTTTATGCTGTCCATCTTTTGTAAAAGTAGAAATGATGGGTGATAGGCATTATAGAATACATCATAGTATAGAATGGAACAATGCCGTTCCAAAAATAATAAGTGATAAATACAGGAGGTAAAAAAATGAGTTTGACAATCAAAACAGAGGTTCTTAAAGCAATGACAGAGAAGGCGCAGAAATGTGCGTCTTGCAACCCGTTAATTCCGCTAACAAACATTATGGCAATTCATGTAGAGGGTGGAGAAGTGAAGTTTATTACCACAGATGCCACAAATTATATGAAAGTTTGTGCGCCCATACTGCACGAAGAACCGTTTAATGCGAGTGTGTATATCGCACTGTTTAGTAAGCTGGTTCAGAAACTGACATCTGAATCTGTGGTGATTGATGCTAAAGACGGTATTCTCATTGTGACTGCTGATGGAGAATATAAAATGGAAATGCCGTTAGATGAGAACGGAGAGCCAGTAGATTTTAATGTACCAAGTGAGCTTACAACATCGAATGCACAGACAGAGGTAATTGAAAAGAAAATTATATCCGCAGTTATTGATACTGTAAAGCCCGCACTTGCGACTGATTTTGATTTTGGTAGTTATGTAAATTACTTTGTGACAGACGCAACAGTTGTGGGTTCTGATACAGCTCAGGCTTCAATGTATAATGATAAATTATTACCTATAAGTAATATACTGCTTGACGCAAAATTACTTGATTTGGTAAATACTCTCCCATCCGCAGAAATAAATTTTGGGCAGGACGGAGATATTTATGTTTTTGAACAGGCTCATATTGATGCTGTTCCGTATATAATGACTGTTTATGGTAGAAAGCTTGACGGCGTTTCGGATTATGATTATTCGGTAATAACTTCACTGTTTGATGTTGACCTGCAGAATTCGTGTAAAATCGCAAAGTCTGCACTGCTCTCGTGCCTTGATAGGATTACGCTTTTTGTAGGGAAGTATGACAATAACCAGATAAAGCTCAATTTTACAAATAAGGATTTAACAATTTGCAGTGTAACAAATAGTGGCGTTGAGAGAATTGTATATAAAGAAGCGCAGAATAAGTCGGCAAACTTTACTTGCACAGTAAACGCAGACCTGTTTAAGAATCAGATTAAGGCTCAGCTTACAGATTTGATTGAAATTCAGTTTGGGTCAGATGCGTTGATAAAGTTTGTAGATGGTGTTCATAGTTCAGTTCTTGCTTTGGAGGATGAATAATGGCAAGGAGTAGTCTTAAAAGCGTGTGCAGGCTCATTGAGTCTGCCACGCAAACTCTCCCGGTGGAGAAAGAATTTTTAGGTGAATTAAAGAGGTCTATAGAGCTGACTGAGGATAAAAACGCAAAGAAACCAAGTCAGACATATAAGCCATCGGGAATGAGATGTTTAAGGGGTATGTACTATCAGATAATTGGACAAGAGCCTGATAAAAGTTCGTCTAATTACTGCATGATAGGTATAGCTCAGAGTGGAACAGACCGTCATGTTCGTATTCAAGATGCAGTGTCAGCTATGAAAGATAACGGCATTGACTGTGAATACATAGATGTGGCGGAGTATGTAAAAAGTCGTAACCTTGATTATCTTGATATAATAGAACGTAAGGGAAACGAAACAAAGCTATACCATAAGGAGTTAAATATCAGTTTTCTGTGTGATGGAATTATCCGATACAAAGGTAAGTATTATATAATTGAGTTTAAAACTGAAACACTGTATAAGTGGCAGAGTAGAACTTATGTGGATTCCGCACATTATGACCAAGCTGTAGCATACTCATTAGCATTAAAATTAAACGATGTACTTTTTATCTATATCTGTCGGGATAACTGTGACATGAAGGCATATATGTTTACAGTTACAGATGAAATGCGGCAAGCACTTATTGACAAGATACATCTGTGTGATGACTATGTAAATAAAAACGAGACTCCGCCAAAGCCCACGGACATTCCGAAAAAGGCGTGCGAATACTGCGCATACAAGGAGGCGTGTAAGGCAGATGGCTGAAAATCGTGGAAAACAATTTGAGTCGGTTATACGTAAATCGTTTGAGCAAGTAGCTGGTGTATCTATAGACAGACTGAATGATAACACAGCGGGTTTTAAGGGAATTACCGGAATTTGTGATTTCATTGTATATAAAAAGCCCTATGAGTATTATATAGAATGCAAGTCTGTTCACGGCGCAAGTTTGCCATTCCGCAATATTACTGATACACAGTGGAGTGGGCTTCTTGAAAAATCAAAGATAGAAGGCGTATTTGCAGGAGTTATATGTTGGTGGATAGATAAAGATAAAACGATGTTTTTACCAATTCAGATATTAGATGATTTAAAACGAACCGGTGAATATAAAAGTTATCGTTTTGATTGGTTTCATTGGAACGGCTTGCAGAAAACTATAGAAATAAAAGGAAAAAAGAAGAGAGTTTTCTTTGATTATGATATGAAAGCGTTTCTATCAGAATTGGAGGTAGAATATGAATCCCGAAATGTCTAAGATACAACAGCAGGTTGAAAGTGGCGCTAAGCTAATAGATGATACAGTAAACGAGATAATTGGTCCGTATTGTCGTGACCTCGATAAGTATGTAGAGTTTATTGCATCTATTCTGAAAGATGGTCAAAATCCGCCAACTGCCGAAGAGCTTGATGATTTTTGTCTGAACTTATCCACATATCTGTATTTTGCAGGTGGAATGTGTGAACAGTTAGGCATACGAGATGATATTAGTAAAACCTTATATAAGGAAACATATCATACTGCTCGTTCTGCACAGGATAGCGGTACGGTTGCGGATAAGGACTCTTTAGCGGAGCTTGCGTCACAACATGAGCAATTAGTTAATATCTGTTATAACAGAGCGTATAAAACGCTAAAAGCAAAGATAGAGAACGCACAAGAGCTATTAAGTAGTTGTAAGAAAATTATTACAAGACGCATTGCAGAAATGGAACTTACCCGAATAGGAGGTAGTGGGAAGTGATGTTTAGACAAGAAGACTACCTAAAAAAGAAATTCAGTAAGTTTGCCACTAATAACTTTTTTGCGGCGTTCGGCATAGCATTGAGCAGACTTGACGGCAAATCACGAGAGGAGATAATCGAAATATTTAGGGCTGTTGATGGTTTATTGACAGATAACCAAGTCAAGCTTGATTTAGTGCAGATGCTTGAAGATATGGTAGGCATAAGATTGGAGTAAATTATGAGTAAAATGGAAGAAATGCTGTCTAAAATAAATAAAGAGGTTAAAGAGGACATAGCTCATGCCGGTCTTTCAAGTTATACATATACAAGAATACCGTTCACAAGTCCGAGAATGAATTATTGTACTTTTGGCGGCCTCCCTGTTGGAAAGTTGATAGAGTTTTATGGTGAAGAGCATGGGGGAAAGACAACCACAGCACTTGACATAGTTGCGAATTATCAGAATATGGAAGATGCCCGTGGTGTTTTATACTGTGATTGTGAGAACACACTTGATGCTGAGTGGGCTAAAAAGATTGGCGTTGATGTGGATAGTCTCTATCTGTTACAGCCCACAGGACAAAGCGCCGAGCAGATACTACAGTGGCTTATTGAGAGCATAGAAACAGATGAAATAGGCCTTGTTATCCTTGATAGCATCGGAGCAATGGTTAGCCAGCAAGAGCTTGAAAGAGACATAGCAGAAAAAACTTATGCGGGTATATCAAATGCACTTACTCGATTTTCAAAACTCGCAGAAATGGCCTGTCAGAAACACAGATGTACATTTATCGGCATAAATCAAATACGTCAAGATTTAGGTGCTATGTACGCTGGTGCAATTTCTACTCCTGGCGGAAAAGCGTGGAAACATTTGTGTGCGGCGAGATTTCAGTTTAGTCGAGGAAAATTTGTAGACAGTAGCGGCAATGAACTTACTCGCAGTGCTGAGTCGCCTGCCGGAAACATTGTAATGATGTCAATGACTAAAAATAAAACTTGTCCGCCTACAAGACGCACAGGATTTTACACACTAAATTATTCTATAGGCATAGATTATTTGAAAGATTTGGTAGATGTTGCTATAAAGTATGGCATCATAGATAAGCGTGGAGCGTGGTACGATATAGTAGATATTGAAACAGGGGAAGTATTAAATAAGGGTATTCACGGAATGTCCGAGGTAAATGCTCTAATCGAAAGTAATACAGAGTTGCAGGCTCGGATAGAAGAACTTATAGATAATGAGATGTTTAAGGGGTAGTGCGAAAGCACTACTTCTTTATATCCGCCTATTTACTAAATATGTTGTTTGTCGTATAATATTTTTGTAGTATAAAAAAAGGAGCTTGAATATGCGTCCAACGAGATTTTATAGCAGTCGTCAAGAGAAACATATTGCTAAAGCGGTAGATGGAAAGCAGACTGCGAACAGTGGAGCTACACCTTTTAGTAAAGGGGATGTTAAAACAGAGTTGTTTCTAATTGAAGCAAAGACTGTTACAACCGAACGTAAATCATTTACAATTAAAAGGGAGTGGCTTGACAAGAATGCAGAAGAAGCTTTTGCTATGGGCAAACTGTACAATGCATTAGCATTTGATTTTGGT